GTTGTAGATAAGTTGGTGGTTAGTTGACGCTAATCCCAACACACATGAAGATTACATCTTGGTCGGTTGCATAGTTGCCCCAAGGCTGTATGCGTAAATCCGTAGTCTTCAGTTGTGTTGGTGTCGTGGTTCTAGTCAAACACCTGTATGCAGCAGGAGGGTAAAGCATTAACACCCCACAAACCAATTGACGACTGGTTCGCCAACAACTAACACGCATGAGGACTTATCTGGTGCTACGGATGGAAGGGTTGCTGAGAGCAATGGGTGATCCTTTCTAAGTCTTCAGTCGTGTTGGTAGCACGTTGTTCACACATCTTATTGGCTAAATCCATTAGGTATCGCCCTATGGTCGTGCAATCAACAACAATCAGTTGCCTATTCGTTTGTTCATGGCGAGTAGGTCTTTAAGGCAGTTTGTTCTGCCTTTTTTTTGCTCTTTGCTATAATGTCGTTACTTTGTTTTAACAATGGAAACATCATGACGACAGATTTCAAAGTCGGTGAAAAACGCAACCCATCTGATAATGTTCAGCATTGGGAAATCGACAGGCTAATTCCTTATGCGAAAAATAGCCGCACTCACTCCCCAGAGCAGATCGCTCAAATTGCAGCAAGCATCAAAGAATGGGGATTCACATCTCCAATACTGATTGACGAAACTGGCAGCATCCTTGCTGGTCATGGTCGTTTAGCCGCCGCAAGGAAGCTGGCACTTGATACAGTACCTGTAATGGTCGCTGAAGGCTGGACAGACGCGCAAAAACGCGCTTACGTCATTGCTGACAACAAACTTGCGTTAAACGCTGGTTGGGATAATGAGATGCTTAAAGTCGAAATAGGCGAACTTGGCGATCTTAATTTTGATCTTGAACTGCTTGGTTTTGACGAAATCGAACTTGCAACGCTGTTTGATGAAAATCCAGACGAAGATCAAGAAAAAGATTTAAAAGAAGAATCTTATAACGAAGTTTTTAACATCATCATTGAATGTAAAGACGAATCGGAACAAGAAAAAATCTTCAATCGCTTAGATTCAGAGGGCTACAAATGCCGAGTTCAAAGTTTGTAGTCGAATCAAAGGCTTCTAATTCTTTTAAAGCCAACAAAGTTAAATCCATGTTCGATTGCGAAATGGATGTGGTTAAAAAAGAATTCAGCGTAAATATCCCGATTGAAGGCACAAAGTGGAATATCGGCTTAATAGTCGGTGCTTCTGGCACTGGTAAAACGACAATCGCCCGTAAGGTTTTTGAAGATTTCAGATTTTTTGATGGTTTCGAGTGGAATGGTCAATCAATCATTGATGACTTTGGCGATGAACATTCAGCCAAGGAAATCACAGAAATCTTGTCAAAAGTAGGCTTTGCATCGCCACCTGATTGGTTAAAGCCGTTTTCAGTCCTGTCAAATGGTCAAAAGATGAGGGCTGAACTCGCTCGATTGATTCTTGATTCACAAGAGCCGTTCATTTATGACGAATTCACCTCTGTTGTTGATCGACAAGTGGCTTGTATTGGGTCAGCCGCAATCCAGAAGTTCATTCGTAAGCAAGACAAGCAATTCATCGCGGTAAGCTGCCATTACGACATTGAAGAATGGCTAGAACCCGATTGGATTTTTGACTGCAATAAAATGGAATTCCGCAGGGGGTCACTTCGGCGACCAGAGATCAAATGTGAAATCCGAAAAGCAGTTCAATCAGAATGGCGGCAATTCATGGATTTTCACTATTTGAGCCACGACCATAATAATGCCGCTCATAAATACGTTTGTGAGATCGGTGGAGAACCCGTTGCATGGTGTTCTGTTCTGCATTTTCCGCACCCGCACGTTAAGAACATGAAGCGAATCCATCGCATTGTTGTTAAACCAGACTATCAAGGTATCGGTCTTGGGTCAAAGCTAATGACGGAAATCGCTAAGAAGTACAAGAAAGAAAAGTACCGCATGACGCTGGTGACAAGTTCTCCTGCATTTATTCATGGCTTGCAATACGCAAAGAATTGGGTAATGACTAGGCAACCAAGTAGATTTAGCGCAGTAAAGAATTTAGGCGTTAAAAGTTCGGCTGATAGATTGACAGCCACTTTTGAATTTAGTGAAAAGCATTAACATTCGGAGCTAAAAATGTCACAAGGTATTTTATTTGTGCCGACAGCCGAAGAACGCAGACAAGTTGAAGCGATGGCTGGCTATGGCGTACCGCATGACCAGATCGCAGTTTTGATCGGTGAGGATGGTATTGATTCAGATACATTGAAAAAGCATTTCAAGAAAGAACTGGCTCAAGGCAAGGCAAAAGCAAACGCAAAGGTAGGACAGACGTTGTTTCAAAAGGCGACTGCTGGCGATACGACTGCCGCTATTTGGTGGTCAAAGACGCAAATGGGCTGGCGTGAAAGCGTTAACGTAATGACAACGCATCACGTTACTAACTTTGAAGTCGTAGCGGATGAAGATTAGAGCAAAGGCGACAACGCCACAAGCTCAACTGGTAAACAGCACCGCTAAGTTTCCTGCAATGGTCGCTGGCTTTGGAGCTGGAAAGACCCATGCGCTAGTTTTAAGAACGCTCAAGCTGATATTTAGCAATGGCGGCGATATTGCCTATTACCTGCCAAACTACCCGCTTGTCCGAACTATCGCCTATCCGCGCTTTCAGGCCGCTTTAGACGACCTTGGCGTTCCGTATGAAATGAACAGATCAGAGCACGTTATTCGTGTGAACGGCAAACAGATCTTCTTTAGGACAATGGAAAACCCAGACCGCATCGTTGGTTACGAGGTTGCTGATTCCATGATTGACGAATTAGACACGCTGCCAATGGCTAAAGCTCGCGATGTATGGAACAAGATCATTGCCCGTAACCGTCAAAAGAAGCCAGACGGAACGCCAAACAGCGTGGCAGTCGGTACAACGCCAGAAGGATTCCGCTTTGTTTATGAGAAGTGGCATAAAAACCCGACTGAAAGCTATCAGTTAATCAAGGCTCCGACCTACTCAAATCCTCATTTGCCTGATGGCTACGTTGATTCGCTGCGGGAAACCTACCCAAGCAACCTATTAAACGCCTACATTGAAGGCGAATTCGTCAACTTGACCTCTGGTTCTGTATATCTGAACTATGACCGCCAGCTCAACAAAACAGACATAACGGCTAACAGTCACGAAACCTTGCACATTGGCATGGACTTCAACGTTAACAATATGTCAGCGGCAATCCATGTAATGCGAGACAGCAAGGCGTTTGCGGTAGATGAGGTTTCAGGCGCTCAAGACACGCCAGCCGTGATTCGCATCATCAAGAGTCGTTACCCAGAAAACCCCGTGATTGTTTACCCTGACGCAAGCGGCGCAGCCACAAGCACGACTAATGCGGCATCAAGTGACCTGATTCTGTTGAGAAACGCAGGATTCACTATCAACGCACCAAGGGCAAATGGGCGGGTAAAAGATCGCTTGGCTGCTGTAAATATGGCACTTTGCGATAATGATGGTGTGCGTTTATACTATGTCAACGTTGACAAATGCCCTAATATTGCTTTAGGACTTGAACAACAGTCGTATGATAAGAACGGCGAGCCTGACAAATCAAGTGGTTTTGACCACATGAATGACGCGCTTGGCTATTTTGTCGTGCGTAAAATGCCGATCAAGAGACGCATTGAGTTCTCTGAGCAGCCTACTAGGTGGTCATAAATGAGTAATGAAATCACACAAACCCATCAAGAGTACAAAAATAACGTAACTCGTTGGGAATTCTTTTTGCGTTCTTACATGGGCGGCGAGGAGTACAAGGGCGGCAACTACCTTACCAAGTACATCAACGAAGATCAAAAAGAATATGAGCGCCGATTGGAACTGACACCAATCGATAACCATTGCCGAAACATCGTTCATATCTATTCAAGCTACCTGTGGCGTATGTCGCCAACTCGTAACTTCAATTCTCTTGATGGCAATCCTCTGTTGCAATTCTTCTTGAATGATGCAGACATGGAAGGCCGTTCGTTCAATGCGTTTATGAAAGAAGCTCAGATTTGGGCTTCTGTCTATGGTCATGTTTGGGTCATTCTGGACAAACCAAAGTCAAACGCTGGCACACGCGCAGAAGAACTAGCTCAAGAGATTCGCCCCTATGTCAATCTGTTTACGCCTGAAAACGTGCTGGATTGGAAGTGGGAGCGTATGCCTTCTGGTCGCTACGAATTAGTTTATTTGAAGGTTCGTGAGGCGCTAATCAAAGAAAGCGACAACGAGACTGAAGAAACAATCCGCGAGTGGACTAAAGACATGATTCGATTGTCTCAAGTTTCAAACAAGAGCGAATCCAAGGTCATTGACGAGATGCCAAACCCGCTTGGAATGATTCCAGCCGTGTTTGTTCCATCTCAACGCTCTGTCGTTCGTGGCATTGGTATTAGCGACCTGACTGACATTGCAACAATGCAGAAGGCGATTTACCAAGAAAACTCAGAGATTGAGCAGTTGATTCGTATCAGCAACCATCCAACATTGGTTAAGACGCTTGGCACAGACGCAAGCGCTGGCGCTGGTTCTGTGGTCAATATGCCTGATGACATTGACCCAAGCCTTGTGCCGTTCATGCTGCAACCAAGCGGCAGCAACTTAGACGCGATTCGTGCATCTATTACCGACAAGGTGAACTCTATCAACCGAATGGCTCACATGGGTGCGATTCGTGGCACTGAAGCTGTGACGACTTCTGGAATTGCTTTGCAAACTGAATTCCAGTTGCTCAACGCTCGTTTGGCTGAGAAAGCTGACTTGCTTGAGTTGGCAGAGGAACAGTTG